ATGGGTCTCATCGAAGTTCATAAAGATATCTGCTTCGGTTTGTATTATCTCGTTCGAATGATCGATTAGAGTTCCGAATGCTTCGCTGCTTCCTGTTGCTGTTATTGGATAGTATGCCAACTTGTCCGACTTGGTCACATATCCTCCCGTGAGACTCCAGCCACCAATCGGATCCACAAGAACAATGCTTGTCGGTTGCTGCGGGTTCCAAGAATAAACGGTTGCTTTTGTAATCGCCGTCGAAAATTCTCCCGAAGTCGCCCCACTCGAAGGCTGATATACGAAGTCGCCTGTTGTAAAAGTTCCTGTTCCACCTGATACTCCTAATGAGAGTTGAAGTTTGAAGGCAACCTCTTCTACCGCATCTATTTCGGGTATACCCGTAGCCATCTTTTCCTCGCTGTATTGGAAAAGTTCGCAAGTCATTTGGTAGGAGACTAATTTGCCTAATTGATAAAAGGGGTTCTCGTGTTCTACAAACTTAATTTCAAATAGACCCCTGTTCAACGGAAGAAATAATAAATCACCTTCCATAGGTCGAGCCATTCCTGTTTCTCGCTTAAATCGCTTGCGAGATACAGTAAACTTAACACTATCTCTTACTTCAAAACCAAACTTTGTAAATTGGTCGCCACCCTCAAATGCTGTGGTAGTATCCATGTACATCTCTATCATCTTGAAAGAACTAAATCGTGAATATGGTGCTTCTCCAAAGAAATCATCTTTTACCACCATAGTTTTGGGAATGTAGAACATCTCCATACCATGTATCTTGATGGCTTCGATAGTCAGATCCTCAATGAGGTTCTGCTCTGGCAAATTCTTGAACTTATTAAAGTATGGATTGAGTGCCATTTTATCCCATCATGAAATCTATTGGTAGTTCGTATTTCTTTACAAGTTCAACTTCAATTTCGTCTACTTCTTTCTGAGACTCATTGAAAATATCAACACCACGAAGAGTAACATCACCGGGAAGTTTGATGCCGCTGTACTTGCTCATATTTGTACCCCATTGTCGCTTAATGAGAGCAGTCAAATATTTTTTGAGCATTCTGTCTTCGTATATTTCGGTATGTACCCGAGGATCAAGAATACGATAACAGTCAATAATCAGATAAGCACCCGGTCTTACAATTTTCCAATCCATGTAGATTTCTAACTTGTTAGTCACACGGCTGAAATTGACAGACTTATCAGGGGACAAATACTGTCGCAGCAAAGATAGGTATTGTTGAGTCAAATCATACTGAACCATATCAATAGTGCCGAATGTATATAAATCATTCAGTGCATATTGGTAACGGACATCAAACATATCAATTGTTTGTTGCGATACATGGAAGATGCTAGTTACGCTCGTAATAAGATTGTCAATAGGGACTACACCACCCGTAAGATGTTCAGGTGTACCTCCAGTAAGACCCTCTTCGCTTATTGACTGTAGGCGATCTGATGCAGACAAACTATTAGTATTGTCGCTTTCAAGCAACAGGTACTTACGAGCAATGTCTTCAGCAGTTAGTACATATTTTAAATATACGCGCTCTACCCCATCAAAGTGGTATTCAGACATGAATTTCAACGCATCATCTACACGGTCGCTCAGTTGATCGTCATCTATATTGATTTCAACCACCGGCGCACCTAATTGGCGTAGGCAGTAATCTATTAATTTTTGTCGCGTGTTGACAGGCATCGAATTCCTCCGATGCTATTTAGACTTTCTCTAACGATGCTTTCAGGTTTTAACAATCCACTTAAGGCGTAGTTCGACCTTTGTAGGCAAAAAGAAGTCATTTGGATCAGCAGAAGTCAACTCCTGAAGCGAATGGGGAGCAGTTTGTAGCAGGGTAAAGGGTTTTGAGGATGTTACCGTGAGCAACCCTTGTCTACATGACATAACAACAACCAAACCATGTGCGGACATATTGAGCGGGGTATTTGCAGGGATATTACCATCGTAAGCAAATACGAGGATGTTTTCCGAACCACTTATGGTTTTAACTTTGATACTTTCATGATTACCAAAGGAAGTAGTAAATAATGCAGGATAGTCCTTTGCTTTGATCAAAGATCCATTGCATTCTAACCAACCAAAAGGAACATCGGTAGACCATGAAGCCATAAGCGTCCCTACAGGTGCGCTAGCGTGTGTAACCGATACTGTAGGGCGTGTGAACACTCCTCGACCTTTTCCGATTCCTTGCATTACAAGAATAGTACCCTCGTTTCCTAGGGTTCCATCGGCATTTAAGAAATAGTTCTTTCCCGACTCAATAAAGTCAAGATTGACCATTCCTGAAAGGACTACATCTACCTCTGTATTCATTGGAGGGTGTAGTTTTTCAACAATTCCTAGTATAGGATCATTGGGATTACAATTACCATATGAACGCAAAACACCATCGCTCCCAACACAGACTACTATGCCAGGAGCGAAAGGTGCGGTGAAACCAAGAGAAACGGTGGATCGTATGGAGTCCGACCCACCGTTTCTTGGAAACATTAGATGCGAGGGTATTCCCGCCATTATGTGTTCATCAGTTCCTCTGTAGCAAACTTCATATTTGCTTCAATACGATCCTTCTGATCAGGTGGGAATCTTCCCTGCTGTAAGAGAGCAACCGATGCCTGACGAGATTCCTTGAAATGTCCTGCCCAATAAGAAGCAATTGCAAACTCATCGAGTAGCATCCACTCATAGATTGGAGCCGCAATAAAGAGTGCGCCTTCAGGACAACGACACTTTAGTCCCTGCTTTGCAAAGGAATATGCTTGATCAAAACGAATGTTCAGACGGCAAAGTCGAGCCGCTGCCCATAGGCTTTCTGCACGATATGGAGTAGCCTGATAAGCATTGAAGTACACTTTGATGATTTCATCAAGGTTCTTGTTCAGTACTTCCATGATGCGACCTGCCTGATAGAGCGAATAGAACACTTCTTCGTTCCATCCACCCAACTCTGCTCGCTTTAGATATGCAGCAAGAGCCTTTTAGAAGTGATAACGGTTGAAGTCTTTTGGATCAACTTCACCCTTGAGTGCTTCCTCAAAGCGTTCGGCATCTCGCTCATACTTACCAGCCTGACTTGAACGATTACCATCCTGAATTGGAGTATTCTTAAATCCACGAGCAAAGTCGCGTGTCTGAATCTCATCATGACAATCGACATACTCGTGAAGAATGCCGCGATAATAGAACTTCTTCTTCGTGGTTGTCATCTGTGGACGGTGATATTTGGTTCCACCATATTCGGCAAAGATGTTGTACAGATCGGCATTGAGACTTGCCTTGAATTGATCAGGATCAAATCCAGGATCAAATACAAGAACTTCGTCAGCATCAATCATGTAAGCATAGTCGCCTTCGGTGCTAGCAAGATCAAGAGCCTCGCTACGATTATGTCCAAAGTTCTTCCAAGGACGCTCGTACATCTTGCCAGGAATGCCAACATTCTCGAAAAACTTGCGAATCTTTTCCTGTGTTCCATCTGTTGAACCGGTATCAACAATGACCCAGTTATCAATAAGAGGAAGAACGGAAGCAAGGCAACGCTCAATAACTTTTGCCTCGTCCTTAACGATCATGCATAGAGTGATCGTCTTTGTCTTCGATGGATTGTTGGTGGGTGCCGATACAACTGCGGCGGGGGTAATCGGTGTAGTCTGTTCAATCGTAGTAACCATTATATTCTCCATATTTAAAGAAACTGTGCTATCAAACTATATTTAGTTGAGGTAATCGCAGGTCAATGCCAAAAACCAATAAAATATTCAAGTAATCTCAAGAACCGACACAAAGGCATGAATGTATCCTGTTGTGCCAGGAGTAGCCCGCAGGGTATTTCCCGACTCAAGAATAATTGGACTGTCTAAGGCTTGTAGGGTAGTTGTAACGGGAACCGAGGCATTGGTGATAAGAGAATATCCTGTGCTGCCCTTTACTACTTCAAGGGTGACTGTTGTTCCGTTTGTACTATTCGTATTGCTAAAATTCACAGAGTTTACAATTGCAGTACCAGCAACACCGCTATAGATGGTGTTTGTACCTGCTGTGTTGAGATAGGTTCCTACGCTTTTATATGATTCTGGCATGAGTGAATTCCTTTTGAGTATTTATCCTTGTACAGTCCAACCTTTGGCGGTAGCACCTGCTCTATCGCATCCTACTGCACCCCAATTGTTGGTGATGTTGCAGGTTCTACCTGCACCACCTGTTGGTAAATTGGCAAATACTTGGTTTATTGCTGCTGGTGATAAATTTAGATCGTTTACAGACCAAGGGGTACCACTTGCTGGTGCTGTAGTTGCTGCTTGCTTTAGACTAGAACAACCAGAAAACGGAGTTCCAATCGTTGTCGCGGCACTAAAGTTCAATAGAGGAATAGATTGAAGAGAAGTGCAAGTACTAAACATACTTTGAATATTTTTGCCGTTTATAGTATTCAATAGAGGAATAGTTTCAAGAGAAGTGCAAGTAAAGAACATATTTGTAAAAGTAAGACCACTCTGAGTATTCAATAGAGGAATAGTTTTGAGAGAATAGCAATTACCAAACATATTTTGAAAATTAGTGCCACTCTGAGTATTCAATAGAGGAATAGTTTTGAGAGAACCGCAATTTTGAAACATATTTGTAAAATTAGTGCCACTCTGAGTATTCAATAGAGGAATAGTTTTGAGAGAAGGGCAAGTACTAAACATACCTTGAAACATAGTGCCACTCTGAGTATTTAATAGAGGAATAGTTTCAAGAGAATAGCAATTTTGAAACATACTTGTAAAAGTAAGACCACTCTGAGTATTCAATAGAGGAATAGTTTCAAGAGACTGGCAATTTTGAAACATACTTGTAAAATTAGTGCCACTCTGAGTATTCAATAGAGGAATAGTTTCAAGAGAAGTGCAATTATAAAACATATTTGTAAAAATAGTGTTATTAGAAAGCCACTCTGTTCCTTTTATTGATTTCAATCTAGAACCCGGATTATTTCCAGGACAAAACATACCTGAAAAATTACCCGAAATAATCGGAGCAGCGTTAGTAATTCCACTAGTACCTACCCACTCAAACTGCTCTATAAATCGAGTGGGAAATGGGCCTGTAGTCACATTAGGTGATCTTCCAAATAAAAATGAAGTAATTGTTGATCCCGCAATTTTTATGTCTAACCACGGAGAAGCCCAAAGAGTACTAAAAGTATATCCTGCTTGAGAATAAACTCCCCACATATTAATACCACTAAATGTTGTTCCTGCAACAGTTGGATATGCTGTGATTACGGTTTGACGATATCCACTTAAGCCCTCAACACCTGTGATAGTTGTTGCTGCGGATATACTTCCAAAATCAAAGTTGTATTGTGCAGTTGCTCCCGCAGAATAAGATTGCGTAGTACCATTTCCCCAATCAACCGTGTAAGTACAGCCAGTGACAGAGAATGCTACAAAA